GCCCCGCCCGCATCCAGTTATAAATTGTCCGCCGACTCACGCCGGCCATTTCCGCTGCTTGCACGGTATTCACCCGACGCCGGCTGTATCCGTCCACATACCAGTCGTCTGACACCGCCTGCAGCATCAGTTCACCGCCTGCGCCAGACCGTCACCGGGAAGTTTTCCCGTCCGCTCATTGGCGTGCTTGCTGAGGGGTTCGGCCTGATGCGCCGCCCCGCCGTGTTCCGCGCTCGGTGGTGCCTGACCCGGCACGGGCCCGGCGCCGTTGTGGGGAATTGGCGCGCCCTGTGCGAGCGCCTTTTGATGCAGGGCGAGTCCAAGCTCGATGTTCTGCGGATCGATCTGCACCCCGCCCATCCCGAGAATCTGCTGCACGATGGCAAACTGCGGCATGGCCGGATTCAGATCCTCGCCCTTAAAGGCGAACGACATCGCCGGAGGTTTCGGGCCAGGCGGTTGAAGGTTGGCCTGAATCACCTTGGCGGGATCGTACCCGCGCTTCCGGACCATCGACGTCAAGAGCTCCACCCGGTTCATGTGGGGATCGTTCGCCGTCATCTGGTAGAGATCTAGATCCTGTTTGAACTGTGAGGCGGAATCGACCCTGACCATCGTGTCGAGCTTCGCCTTGCAGACAAACCGGAGCGGAAGTGCTTTCAGATCCCACTGCATCAACTTCTGTTGGTTGTCCTGCCCGATGACTTCGACCGTTTCCCGTTCGTCCTCGAACAACTGAATCAACCCGCCCAGCTTTTCACATCCCCTGAGATACCACTTCAGGAGGCGCTTCCGTTCTTTCTCGAGCCGGGTATCAGAATTGCGCTCCTGAATGGAGAGTTCCGTCGCCGTCCGCCGGGTTTCCTCCGCATTCCCTCGCTGGGAGTTCCCCATCGCCCATGTCTCGGAGATGTCCGATTTGATGATGCGATTGAATTCGAAATTCTCCCGCGGAAACTGCGCGTGCGCGATTTCCTGCGCAATGGGATCGCTGGTCGTCGCGAACAGCACGTCCTGGATCTCTCCGTGGCGAATTTTGGCTGCCTGCTCCGGATCCACCATGGTGATGTTGATCTGGCGCATCGGCTTGGCCCGATCCCGCTGCTGGATCATCTGGGACCGACCCTTCGACAACTCATCGACCTGGTGGCGGGACATCGATACGTCAGAGGGGGGAATCGCGGAGTCACTGACGTACCGCGGCGTGTAGATGTGGATGAAATGCCCCCGCAATCCCACCAGCGTCCGCCCATCCGGGGCGTACTTCTGATACGGCCGATCGTGCTTGATGACCCGATCGACACCCTTGACGAGTACGAGGCGCCAGATTTCCCCCGGATTCACGACCTGCTCATTGCAGTACGACCCCTGATAGGAAATCACGTATCCGTAGACGACGTCGGTATCGTGCCCCTTGGGCTTTTCGTCGTCGTTCAGGCGTTGCGGTTCATCCCCGGCTGATTTCGCTTCCTCGTCACTGAGTCCGAGCGTCCGCTTAGCCAGGGACGTGTCCATCTCGAATTTGTAACCGACCCACGGAGCTTTATCGAAGTTGCTCCCAGTGAACCGTTCGGGAATCAAGGCATAGAGCGGCGACACCCGATCCCAGAAGTACTCCTGATGAATGATATTCGGTGCGTCCTGCATCACCGGCCGCATCGGGGGATTCATCGGATCAACTACCGGTTGGGTGGGATCCGGCTCTTCCCCAACCTGCACCGGCTTCATCCCGTCCTGCGTGATGTTGATCCCGATCACCGTGACCCCGATACCCGAGGGACAGAGGACATCGGTCAGCATCTCCTCCATCATCGTTTCCGCGTCGACCCCGTCGGCACTCAGGGTCTCGTTCAGGAGCGCGGTAAACGCCTGGATCGCATCCGCCTGTGCCTCGTGACCAGGCGCCGGCGTCAATTGGACATCGGGATTCTGGAAATAGAGCTGCGCTTTCTTCTGCTCAACGTTGGCAAAATCAATCGGGACGATCACCGTGTCTTTCGCCGGGACCATCGAGAGCGGTTTGTTCGTCAGGCTGGCGATGTTCTGCTTCCACGCCTTCTCGTACCGCTTGATCTTGTCCTCGGCGGCTTCGATCTGATCCCGAAACCATGAGAGGGACCCAAACCCCTCAACCGGAAGCGGCGCGATCTGTGATTCGTCAGTCACGGGGCCTCAATTCGTCAAGGGCGCGCTCGACCTCGATCAGTCGTTCCGCTACGGCGTCGATCTTGTCCTCCAGCCGGCCACAGAGATCGATAAACGCCGTCGCCACTTCCTCGATCCGCGATCGGGCATGAGGATCGAACGGCGGCACGGTCGGTCCTTCCATGGCCGGCAGCGTCATCAGCAGCCCTGCATCTTTCGGACAAGGGCGCTTCTGCGGAGATGAGCCGACGCCGCCGCGCCCTTGTGCGCCTCCGCCGCCGCGGCGCCTTTCGGCGTCTCCTGATTCCCCTTCATGTAGCCCTGCTCGTTCATGATGCGATACGGAATCGAGCTCCCCGCTCCGTATTCCTTCTTCAACTTCTGTTCGAGAAATGCTGGCATCGCTATGATCCTCGTACCGCCCCAGCCCCCAAGACCGGAGATTGATTTCCTCGCATGACCTCAGACATCATCTTCCCGACCTCGCCGATCGGATTCTTCGCCAAGACCACCGTCGGAGATGGCCTACTCATCGCCCCGTACCGCACAGACTCAATCCCGTGGTCGTCTGAGAACTTGGGATCGATTTCATCATCGTCATCCGCGTCCCGTGGGGTGGCCGGCAACGTCCGAAGCAAATACGCGCAACTTGGATCCACCGTCAGCCACGGTGTCCCGAAGGGTGACGGGCGCAAGAGTTCGTGAACGCGATACCAGCCGTTCTTTCGATCCCGATCCGCATCCTTCATCGGTAACTTGTAGAAGGCTAACGTCTCGTACACAGACTCGCCCTTGTTTCCCTTCAGCCCAGACTTGTTCTTGATATCCCCACCGGCGACCACATATCGCGGTCTTGTGAGTGCCAAGTCCTCGCGGCTGATCTTCCAGAAGCGTTCCGCGAAGTCTTCCGCGTAGACCCCCGATTCCTTCCACTCCCTGCAGATGTGATAGCGCCCATCGGGCAAGCAGAGCCACCAGTAGCACGCAAAGGGCGCGTTGAATCCCCAATCCAGGGAGGCAAACCAGTCCAGATCCCACGGCCTCATGCGGCATACAGGTCTTCAAACCGCCCGACGTGATACGGCTTCCCCATTCTCTGTGGTTGCCAATCACTAAAGAACTGGCCCTCGAATACGTCCCAGTCCCCGTCCTCTAGCTGCCGGCGTCGAGCCTCACGCATGTTCCGGATCTTCTTGACGTACCCACCTTTCAGGTACGGGTTATCTCTCAACTTGGCGTCGAAAAACCCCCAGCGGATCGGCTCGTAGTTCGGATATCGCTCCGGATCCGGGGCCTTGCTAATCCAGTGGTCCTTCACCCACAGCCGCCCACCGGGGTTCGATCCGGCCAAGACAAACGACCCATCCAGCACTTCATCGGGATCCGGGTTCGGCAATCCCCTCAGGGCAAACAGCGCCTCGCTCGTCGAGCGCGTGCGCGTAAACAACTCCAACGTGGGCTCTTCCTCGAGCGTTACGATCTCGTCCGGGGCGATGCAGTCGAACTCCGACGAGAGGTAGTCCTCAATCGCCGACGTATCCTCGAAATGCCCGCACCGGATAATCGAGTCCATCTCACCGCGATGCTTGAAGACCGCGATCCGATCCCCAGACTTCCAGTCGCCAGCCAACTGCGGAACCTCGAATTGCATGAACCGGATATGTGATTTGTCGAGATCCTTGTGCGTCTTTCTCAGCAAGAGCGCGTGGAACCCCGGTATCACCTTCGCCAGCTCGTACAGGATTCGCCTGATGCACGTCGACTTCCCAGGCCCAGCCGCCCCGCCAATCAGGAAGTAAATCAGCTCCCTGATGTAAATAGACTCGTGCCAGACCGTCTGTTTCGGCAAAGGAACGTAGAACCATTCCTTGACCCGGCCGCGACCGTCCACCGAATACTGCGCGTGCTTAACCTGCCGCACCCGGCATGTCTCCTGAACGTTCCCGCACCACCAGTGCTTCTGGACCTTGACCAGCGGAGACGCACACCAACAACACGACGCACTCATCCCGCCGCCGCGATCAACTCCAGCATCACCTTCGTCTTGTCGTTCAAGGCGTTCGGGTTCTCCGCCAGATACCGAATCACCAGCGGCGCCACGTCCAGATTCGATGTCCCATACCGCGTGTTCAGAAACGTTCGGATCGCCGTGTTCTTGTCAGCCACGGTGAGCACACCCCATTTTTTAAAGGATTTTGCAAAACCGACGCGCAGATAGAGGCCGATTTGATGGGAGAGCGATGGCTGCGCACGCCCCCGCCAGCCACCGGGCCGGGGCCCCCGTTCGGTTCGCGCGCCGCTCGCCCCGCCAGTCATGACTCCTCCAGCGCTCGCTTGGCGCGGCGCTGATGCGTGCGTGGATGGCAGCGCTCCATCTCGTCGCGCATG